AATCGGGCATCAAAAACGTTACCTCGACGGCAGTCGATAAGTCTCAAGACTACGGTAAGGTCATCCTCCCGGCCCTCGCCGCCTACGGTATCGGAAACTGGGCCGGGGGACTGGGAGGGGGGGTGGCCTCGGCTACATCGGGAAAAGGAGCCGCCTCCGGTTCTTCCGGCGGCGGCATACTCGGCAAAATATCCTCGGCTGGCTCTGCCCTCGGCTGGGGCAACATCTTCTCTGCCGGGATGGATTACCTCGGCACTACCTCGGCTAATAACGCGTCGGCTGAATCTGTCCGCGAGCAGATGAAATTTCAGGAGTACATGTCCAACACGGCGCATCAGCGCGCAGTTCGTGATCTGCGCGCAGCCGGGCTAAACCCTATCCTTTCGGCAAATGACGGGGCGTCGACCCCGTCTGGTGCCTCGATGCAATATCAGGCAACACAACCGGGCGAAAGCTATCAACGCGCTGCTTCGGCGTCCGCTACACGCCAGCTTCAAAGGCTCCAGGAACAGGGCATACAGGCGTCTATTCGGCAGGCGGACGCGACCAGCGCGAACCAGCTCACGCAAGCGGCGGAATCCGCTCAGCGCACTCAAGGCATGCAACAGAAACAGCCCTTCGAGGTCACGGCTCTCGGGCTAGAGAACTACAAGAAAACGGTCGATGCACAGCACGAGTTGAAGAAGCTCGGGCTTACTGACGCACAGATCAAACAGGTCATGCAAACCACTAAAGCGCTCACCATACCCGCAACGCTTGGCGAGGCGGCGGGTGACGCTTGGAACTTCGGGAAAGACACGGCTACCAGCTGGTGGAATCGCTTCCGTAACTCGAACGAACGGGAAGAACTCCCGACACTCCATCTACTCGGAAAAGGGAAAATCAGACGATGAACATTCGCAGCCCGTACTCTCGCCTCCGGGTCACCTCGGACACCATTGGCGAAACGATGACCGAGCAATCCCACGCGGAGGCATCGGATATCAATTACATCGTCCGGCGCTTCCAGCGTACCGGACAGCTCCCCCCGGCTAAGCCGGGGATCGGTGCGTCCTACATGGACTGCACCGTACTCTCGGGCGGGCTCTTGGAGCTTACCAATACCGCCCGTCAAACCATGGAAAACATCGCGCAGGCTCAAGCCGAGCAAAATGCGGCGAAAGCCGCTAAACCCTCTGCCCCTGCTGAAACTACCCCCGCTGAGGGGGTTTAAACCTCCTACAACGCGCTACAAGGCCGCTCACCAACTATACCCGCAACTACCCTACAGGCTAACCCCTAAAACCGCGTGTGCGTGCGTACAACCTCCCCTGCGCGCGCGCGCGCGTACGCGTAAGATATATATATACTTAATTAAGATATGATCTAAGAGCGCCTTCGGCGCGTTAACAGGAAATCCAATCAGAAAAAGCAGGGCAGCTATCGGGGTTTGGGGGCGGAGCCCCCAACGGGGATTGAGGGGCGGAGGCCCCTCAGAAAGATCGTACTATCAGGGTCTAGAGGGCTCTGCCCTCCCGACATATCCACAGGCTATTCACAGGTTGTGAAATCCATGCTAGCCTCGTTGCCAACAGACACTCGATTACACTTGGCAACACTGACACGGGGGCTCAAATGCGTCGAAGTCGTTCAAGTTCTCGCGGCTTCAGCCGCTCGGCACAACGTATCCATCCGAAAAATCGGTCCACGGTTAAGCGTGGCGGCATCCGGATGTAAATCGTGGCCTGCTTCATGCCTATCGAGGGCTGGCGCAGTCACACTCCGAACCCTGACACTGGCAGGCATCCTGTCGTGTTCAGCATGCGTGCGGGTTATGCAGACTGTCCCGTCTCCCTACCCTGCGGTAAATGCCTCGGATGCCTTGCGGACCGCGCTCGCGCTTGGTCCGTCCGGTGCTATCACGAATCCACACAACACGAACGCAATGCGTTCGTCACACTCACCTACGACGACGACCACCTCCCCCCAAGTGTCAATAAAGAACACCTCCAGTTGTTCTTCAAAAGACTGCGGCGCGAAGGTATGAAATTCCGTTACTTCGCCTGCGGCGAGTATGGCGGTCGACTGGGCCGCCCTCACTATCACTGCCTGTTCTTCGGGCAGGACTTCCTCGACCGCAGTCAAAAACTCGGCCTCGACGGTGAGTACTACACCAACAAACTCCTGACTGATGTTTGGGGTCAAGGTCACGTCACCATAGCGCCCTGCGAACCCGCATCCGTCTTCTACGTCGCGGGTTACAGTCTCAAAAACCTCGGGGACCCGGACGTATTCCAGCTTCAATCTCGACGGCCCTATCTAGGGGCCGGTTGGCTAGATCGGTACTATGACGATATAGCCCGCAATGGGTTCGTCACCATAGACGGGCGCAAATTCCCGATACCAACCTCGTATCTCGAAAGGCCAGAGTTCGCGCTAGAATTCGACGCGCTCAAAGACTCCCGCAGGGAGTCAATCAGGACAGCCTCACCAGATGATGCTGTCCGCAAAAGGGCAACAGCCCGTCAAAGAGAAGCCAACCTCCGATCAAGGGTCCACGCATGAAGTGCATATTCCAGCTGGTCAGCAAGGAACATGGGTTCCGCTCTGCTCCTATCTCCTGCACTCGCAATGATCTCGCCAACGAGCTGCGCGAGGCGGGGCTTACTCTCGAAGATTGTCCCGATGATCTGGTGCTCGTCATTGCGGAAGAACGCAACGACAATATGACTCTATCCCGCGCTCCGCTCTTTACGGTTAAGAGCTGGCTCGAAAAATTCCCGCCAACAGTTGTCCAGGAGCAAATCGCAAATGGCTAAGTACTTTCCTCAGCCGTCCATCGCCGACTCGCAAGCGCATTTCGCTCGCGTACCCTCGGCTGAAATCCCGCGATCAAAATTCGATAGGTCGCACGCTCACAAGACAACCATGGACGAAGGAAAACTGGTCCCGTTCTACGTCGATGACGTATTACCGGGCGACACCTTCACATTGAAGGAAACAACCTTCTGCCGTCTGGCGACTCCTCTCCGTCCGGTGATGGACAACATCTACATGGAGAGCTTCTACTTCTTCGTTCCCTATCGCCTTGTATGGGACAACTGGCAAAAATTCATGGGCGAGCGGGTCAATCCGGGTGACAACCCCGATGACTACACGATCCCGCTCCTCAACGTCGAAATGTCTCAGCTTGAATCGAGCCATATGCTGGCGTACATGGGCATTCCGCTTCCCCAACAACCGGCGTCTACCTACCAGCTTCAGATCAATTCGCTGCCGTGGCGCGCTTACTGGCTCATTTGGAATGACTGGTTCCGCGACCAGAACCTCCAAGATTCCGTCGTCGTCCCGAAAGGGGACGGTCCAGACGGGCAAAACAGCTTCCTGCTTGAATGCGCTCCACGCGGCAAACGCCGCGATTACTTCACCTCGGCGCTGCCTTGGCCGCAGAAAGGGGACCCCGTTAGCATTCCGGTTTCCCCCATCGTTGCTGATGGGTGGATGACGCTCCAAGCGGAAGGGAACCCCGGTATATTGAATACTGCGCCTAGTACTGGCGCGCTGACGAAAGGAGGCACTGCGCCTGGCTCGCTGGCTTCTACGGCGTATGTCTCGGGTCTCAAGCTCGCAGACGATTCTTCGGCCGCGACCATCAATGATCTGCGGACCGCGTTCCAGATCCAGAAACTCCTCGAAAGGGACGCCCGTGGCGGCACCCGCTACATCGAACTTATCCTCAGCCACTTCGGAGTCACCTCGGATGATGCTCGCCTCCAACGCCCTGAGTTTCTTGGCGGGGGCTCTACTCGCATCAACATCAATCCTGTGGCTGCAACATATCGTGGCGCGGACGTCGCGCAGGGAGAATTGGCCGGCTACGGCACGGGCGTTAACTCGGGCGGCTTCTCGAAATCGTTCACCGAGCATGGCATCGTCATTGGACTCGTTAACGTTCGCGCCGACATTACATACCAGAACGGCCTCGACAAACTCTTTACTCGCCAGACTCGGTATGACTACTACTGGCCCTCGTTCGCGCACCTCGGCGAACAGGCAGTCAACAACTTCGAAATCTATCTGAGTCTCAACCCGACAACGGACAACGCCGTATTCGGCTATCAGGAACGGTTCGCGGAATACAGGTACAAACCCTCTCGTGTCTCGGGCAAGTTCCACTCGAACGATCCGCAGACTCTTGACGTCTGGCACCTCGGCACGGACTTCTCCGCACCTCCGGCACTCAACGCCAGCTTCATCGTCGATAACCCGCCGATTTCTCGTATCGTGGCGGTACCCGAGGAACCACACTTCCTGCTGGACACATGGTTCCAATTGCATTGCGATCGACCCATGCCGGTCTACAGCGTACCCGGCCTCGTGGATCACTTCTAAATGGGCTGGCTATCGAAGGCACTAAAAGGTAACTGGTCAAACCCGTTTGACAACGTCAAATCGGGCATCAAAAACGTTACCTCGACGGCAGTCGATAAGTCTCAAGACTACGGTAAGGTCATCCTCCCGGCCCTCGCCGCCTACGGTATCGGAAACTGGGCCGGGGGACTGGGAGGGGG